CGGAGCCCAGCCCGTACCACACCTTGCCCAAATCGTCCGCCAACGCTGCCAAGTTTGAGCAAACAATAGACACAGCGCCACAAACGCATAGCGGGCCATGTTGCCCGCAGTTTTGCTCCTGTTACCTATGGCACCGATGCTGAATTGGCGGCTGCCGTCTTCGATATCGAACGGCGCATCGCAAAGGCCGAGCGTGGCGCTGGGCGCATCTCTCGCCCCCATGCCGTAAAGGACCTGTGATGAACTGGCGGCAGCGTCTCGGGGCCTTTGTCGGTGGCTTTGATGCAGGCCAGCATCACCGCCGTCTGCGCGGGTTCCAGGCGACGCGCGCCCATGTGAATGCGCTGATCGCGGCGTCAGGACCCGATATCACTGCACGGGCCCGCTGGTTGGTGCGCAACAATGGCTATGCGGCCAATGCTGTTGAAAGCTGGGCTGCAAATACCGTGGGCGATGGGATCAAACCGATCTCGCAAATTGCGGACGCGGCGCACAAGGAAGAGCTGCAGCGCCTTTGGTTGGCCTGGACGGATGAGGCTGACAGCGAAGGTCTGACTGATTTCTACGGGCTGCAGCGGCGGGCTGCGCGCGAAGTGTTTCTGGCGGGCGAGGTTTTCTTCCGGATCAGGCCGCGCCGCACGAACGATGGGCTTTCCGTACCACTACAATTACAGATGTTGCCCGCCGAGATGTTGCCGCTGCATCAGACGGGGGTGGCTGGCAATGGTAATGCTATCCGTCAGGGGATCGAGTTCGACCGGGTTGGACGCCGTGTGGCCTATCACTTCCTCCGGCGGCACCCCGGCGACAGCACTGATCCGGGGCTGGCTGGAGAAATGGTCCGCGTGCCCGCCTCAGAGGTCATCCATGTAATCGACCCCGTTGAAGCGGGTCAATTGCGCGGGGTTTCAAAGCTGGCACCGGCCATCGTGAAGCTGTTTCTGCTCGATCAATACGACGATGCCGAGCTCGACCGCAAAAAGGTCGCCGCGATGTATGCGATGTTCGTCACCTCGCCCGCGCCAGAAAACCCCCTGCTGCCCGCCGAGGATGACGACATGCTGGGCGGTTTCGAGATCAGCCCCGGCCAGGTCGTGCGTCTGGATCCGGGCGAGGATGTCACCGTGGGCCAGCCCGCAGATTCAGGGGCAACCTACGAGCCATTCCAATACCGTACCCTGCTGCAGGTCGCCTCGGCGCTGGGCATTCCTTATCCTTATCTGACCAATGACATGGTGAAAGGCAACTTTTCGAACTCGCGACTAGCCCTTATCGAATTTCGGCGTCGCGTTTCGGCCTGGCAGCATTCGGTGATGGTCTTTCAACTGTGCCGTCCCGTCTATGCGCGTTGGATGGACGCTGCCGTGCTGTCGGGCGCACTGGTTCTGCCCGGCTATGAGGCCAACCGGTCGCGGTTGCTTGCGGCCAACTGGCTCCCCACCAAATGGGATTGGGTTGATCCCCTGAAGGACGCCAATGCCGAAATCGCCCAGATCGAGGCAGGCCTCAAATCCCGCACCCAAGCGATTGCCGAACGTGGCTATGACGCAGAACAGGTCGACCGCGAAATCGCTGCCGAACGCAGCCGCGAGCGATTGCTCGGCCTGGACTTCCGCCGCCCCGGCTCGCCCGCGCAAGGCGTGCAGGCTTTGCCGGGCCCGGCAAGGGACGGGGACCAAGACGACGATAAAGACCCAGCAGATGAAACCGATGACGCGGAAGACCCTCCGCGCGAACCTGAGGACCAGACCTGATGTTCCACGCCCGCATTGCTGCGCGCGCCTTCAATACGCCGCTGCTGGTTGAGCCCTCCAAAGCCATGGCGTTTTTGTCCGGTCTTGGGCCACGCATCCTTGGGCGCCAGGTCGAGACGCTGGATCAAGGCCTCGCGCTAGAAAGCGCCCCCATGCCAACAGCCCGCGCCAGTATTCTGGCGGGTGGGCTTGCTGAGGGCTTTGGCCAGCATGGTGAGGCCCTGTACCCAGTCGTTGATGGCATTGCTGTCATCCAGATCTCCGGCGTGCTGATCCACCGCGGGGGCTGGATCGGACAGTCCTCGGGCCAGACCAGCTATGAAGGGATCGCAGCACAGATTAACGCGGCAGTAAGCGACCCGTCCGTTCGCGGCCTTGCGTTGGAAATTGACAGTTTTGGCGGCGAAGTTGCGGGGGTTTTTGACCTCGCAGACCGCATTCGTGCGCTTCGCGCCAGCAAACCCGTCTGGGCTTTTGTGGCTGAACACGCTTTCTCGGCCGGGTATGCGCTGGCGAGCCAGGCCGACCGCATCTTGCTGCCGCGCACAGGGGCCGTCGGCAGCATCGGTGTCGTGGTGATGCACGCCGATCTCAGCGGTCAGCTGGATCAAAAGGGTATTCGTGTGACGCTGGTCCATTCAGGGCGGCACAAAGTTGACGCCAATCCCTATGAGCCGCTTCCAGCCACTGTGCAGAGCGACATTCAGCGCGAAATCGATGTGCTGCGGTTCCTCTTTGCGGAAACGGTGGCAGCGGGACGTGGCGTACGGCTGAGCCAAGAGGCTGCACTCGCCACTGAGGCTGCCAGCTTTCGCGGGACCGAAGCTGTGGCAGCAGGTCTTGCCGACGAAGTCATCGATATGCAGCGCGGCTTTACCGCCTTTCGACAAAGCTTGTCCCCCATCCGCGCATCTGTCCCATCCCGCGTGCCGTCCAAGGCCCCATCCCAAACCCAATCCCGAAAGGATCATCTCATGAGCAACGACACCTTGCCACAAACCGAACCCACCCCCGATGAAGCGCAAGACGGCCAAACGCAGAGCGATATTGCCGAAAACAGCGGCACAGATCCCGAAGCACCGCCTGCTGCTGCTTTTGCTCCCACACCTCCCGCAGCCTCGGGATCACCAAAGGCTGACCCCACCTCCGCCCTCCAGACATCAATGCGCAACGAACTTTCCGCACAGCTTCGCCATGAAGCGGCAGAGATCACCGAGATCGCTGCGCAAGCGGGACGCCTCGGCATTGCCATCGACGCGGCAAAAGCCCTGAGGGAAGGCACAACACCTTCGGCGCTGCGCCGATCGGTCTTGGAGCATGCGGCAGCCGCAGCTGATGCGCGCGATGTGGTGGCAACAGCCCCCGCTCCGGCGGCGTCTCCAAACAGCGAAAGCCCTATTGTTGCGGCTGCTAAACGCGCCGCTGCTTCTGGCGCAAAACACTGAGCGGCTCCACAGCCGCCATACTCCCGCCGTCTGTCCCGGTGGGCTTTTTTGATCTTAGCCACGGAGACCTCCGATGACCATTTTGACCCAACCGCCCAGCTTGGGCGATATCCTCAAATATGAGTTGAACCCCAATTATACCCGAGAAACTGTCACTCTGCTGGCAGGAACCACCTATCCCGTGGGTGCAGTGCTGGGCCGCATCACCGCCAGCGGCAAATACAAGCTGGCCACCTCGGGCGGCACAGATGGCGCGCAGACAGCGGCCGCCATGCTTCTCTACGCAGTCGATGCCTCTGACGCTGATGGTACCGGTCTTGTCATCGCGCGCGGCCCCGCCATCGTCTCCAAAGCCGCCCTCGTCTTTGACGCCACCGTCGATGATGCCGCCAAAACCACAACCAAGCATGGCCAGCTCGCAGCGCTGGGCATCATTCCGCGCGATACCGCCTGATTAGCGGTGCATAACGCACGCCGTGCACAGACACCTTAACGTCGATAACCGCCACACCACCTCCTCGCCCTCATTCCCCCGGAGCTTCCCATGACTATCACCCGTAACCCGTTTGACACGGGCGGCTATTCGCTCGCCGAGATGACGCAGGCGATCAATATCCTGCCCAACCTCTATACCCGCTTGGGCCAGATCGGCCTCTTCCGCTTTGAAGGCGTCACACAGCGCTCAATTGTCATCGAGCAGCGCGAAGGTGTGTTGAGCCTCCTGCCGTCCGTCCCGCTGGGCGCACCTGCCACGGTTGGGACCCGCGAGGCGCGCTCAATGCGCTCCTTTGCCTTGCCCTGGATCCCGCATGACGATGTCATCCTGCCCGCTGATGTTCAGGGCATGCCAGCGCTCGGCCTCTCGGACGCAGCCGATCCGCTGGTCGAGGTGATGAACCGCAAACTCACGCTGATGCGCCGCAAACATGCCCAGACCCGGGAATATATGGAGATGAACGCCCTGCGCGGTATCGTGAAGGACGGCGCTGGCACCACGCTTTACGACTACTTTTCTGAGTTCGGCCTTGAGAAGATCTCGATCGACTTTGTTTTTGGCACTGCTGGCACAAACGTACAGGGCAAAGTCCGCAACGTGCTGCGCGCGATGGAAGACAATCTTCTGGGCGAGACCATGACTACCGCACATGCTCTGGTGAGCTCGGAATTCTTCGACAAGCTGATCAGTCACCCCAAGACCGAAGAGGCCTACAAGTTCTTCTCCGCCACCGGCGGGCAACCCTTGCGTGAGGACATGCGCCGCGCGTTTCCTTTCGCGGGCGTTCTGTTTGAAGAATATAACGGTTCCGTCACCCTCTCGAACGGCACCTCCGAGCGGTTGATCCCCACAGGTGAAGGCATCGCGTTTCCTTTGGGCACCTTCGATACCTTCACCACCTATGGCGGGCCTGCCAACCTTCTGGAGACCGCCAAGACCATCGGCCTGCCGCTCTATGCCCGCCAGATGATGGATACCAAGGGGCGCTGGATTGATCTGATGACTGAAAGCTCGATCCTGCCCGTCAATAAGCGGCCGCGCATGGCGATCCGGCTGCACTCTGGCAACTGAGGCACCGCATGACCTCCGCTTTCGCTATCGCAATCGACCGGATCTTCCGCGATCCGCACATCGCCCGGGACGCGGTCTATGTCGCCCAAGGCGGTACTCATATTCTCATTCGTGTGGTCACCCGCCGCGCGGATGAGATCACCGAGTTTGGCGCGGCGCGACTGTGGTCAGACAGCACGCGCATTGACCTGCGCGTCGCCGAAGTCCCAAACCCACGTCCGGGCGACCGCATTGAGATCGACGCGGAGGCCTTCCTTATTCAGGGCGAGCCTGTGCGCGATCGCGAGCGGCTTGTCTGGACCATAGATTTGAGACCTGCATGAAACTCAACATTACCATCTCCCCCAACCTCACCGCTATAATGGCAGCGGAAATCAAGGCTGGCGAAAAGGCGGTCACAGCGGCGATGCGCGCGGCCGGGACACAGCTTAAATCCGACTGGCGTGGGCAAATTACGCAAGCGGGGCTGGGTCGACGGCTGGGCAATTCAATCCGCAACCAGACCTATCCGAAGGTTGGTGAGAGCCTCGATGCCGCAGCGCTTGTGTGGTCAAAAGCGCCCGTGATCATTGGCGCCCACGACACCGGGCCCCTGATCCGCTCCAAGGATGGCTTTTGGCTGGCGATCCCGACAGAGGCTGCAGGCAAGGGCGCACGCGGCGGCCGAATTACCCCCGGCGAATGGGAACGACGGCGTGGGCTCAGGCTCCGGTTTGTCTATCGCAGGCGGGGACCGAGCCTGCTCGTGGCCGAGGGGCGGCTGAACAATCGCGGGCTTGGCGTCGCCTCAAGATCAAAAACTGGACGCGGAAAGGCAACAGTGCCAATCTTCCTGTTGGTGCGGCAGGTAAAACTGCGCAAGCGGCTTGATCTGGCGCGGGATGCGAAGGCTTCGCAAGAAAGGATACCCGGAGCAATTGTGGCGAATTGGGTAGAAGGAAAGATCGGATGACTCCCCGAGAAACCATCCTCACCGCCCTAGCGGACCTGTTATGCACGGTACCGCACGTGTCGGTGTTGCGCGGCGAAGTCCTGCCAGAACGCATCCCACCTGCGGGCCTGCTGATCCTGCGCGATGGCGATCCCGGCGATCCTGCGGTGACGCTGTCGCCCCTGACCTATCATTATCAGCATCGCAGCGATCTTGAAGTCATCGTTCAGGGCTCGGACCGCGACACGGGTTTCGCTGCACTTTGCGGACAGATTGGCGCGGTGATCACTGCCGACAGAACGCTGGGCGGACGCTGCGACTGGATCGAGGCGGAAGCGCCACAGCCAGTGGATCTGGCCATTGAGGGTGCGGCCAGCCTCAAGGCCGCAATTATCCCGATCATTCTGCATTACTCAACGTCAGACCCGCTGGCCTGACCCGGTAGCCTGACCCACCCCACAGTTTGAGGAGAACACCATGGCACGAGCCCAAGGGGCGCGGGCGCAGATGGCGCTTGCGTTCGAATCCATCTACGGCACCTCGCCCGCGATCGGCTACGTCAAGATACCCTTCGCCAGTGCCACGCTTGGCGCAGAGCAACCGCTGCTCGACTCGGAACTTCTGGGCTACGGGCGGGATCCGCTTGCGCCGATCAAGGACGCCCTGACCGCTGATGGCAACGTGGTGGTTCCCATTGATGCCCGCGCGTTCGGCTATTGGCTGAAGGCCACCTTTGGCGATCCGATCACCACAGGCACTGAGGCGCCGTACAGCCACGAATTCCGCTCGGGCAACTGGACGCTGCCAAGCCTCTCGATCGAGATCGCCATGCCGGAGATCCCGCGCTTTGCGATTTATGCGGGCTGCGTGGCCGATCAGCTGTCGTGGCAAATGACGCGCTCGGGACTTCTGACGGCCTCGGTGTCCATGGTCGCGCAAGGCGAGACCTTGGGAAACACCACAGGTGTTGGCACGCCAGCAGAGATTGCGCTGCAGAGATTTGGCCATTTCAACGGCGCCATCAAGCGCGAGGGCGTGGCACTGGGTAACGTGGTCTCGACCCAGATCACCTACGCCAATAATCTCGACCGCATCGAGACGATCCGCGCCGATGGCATGATCGACGGCGCGGATCCGTCACTGGCCGCCCTTTCGGGCAGCATGGAGGTGCGCTTTGCCGACAATACGCTGATGGATCAGGCGATCAACGGTGCGGATTGTGAACTGGAGTTCTCCTACCTGCTGCCCACCGGTGAGAGCCTCACGGTCACAGCCCATTCGGTCTATCTGCCGCGCCCGCGGGTCGAGATCGGCGGACCGCAAGGCGTGCAGGCCACCTTCGATTGGCAAGCCGCCAAAGACGCCACTTTGGGCCGGATGTGCACGATCACCCTGGTCAACGATGTGGAGGCCTATTGATCATGCTCAAACTCGATCTGTCAAAAAAGCCGCGCTGGCTTGAGCTGTCGCCCGGGGTCCGGGTGCAGCTGCTGCCGCTGACCACGGCGCTGATGGTTTCCACCCGTGGCGATATCACGGTCGAGACCCTGCCCGAAGACGCCAGCAACGAGGACCGCGCGCTGGTCTTTGCCAAGGCGCTGGGGCGGCGGGCAGTGATTGCCTGGGAGGGTGTCGGCGACGCTGACGGCGAGGTGCTAGGGCTCACGCCCGAGGGTGTTGACGCCTTGCTCGATGTCTATCCGATCTTTGAAGCCTTCCAGACAGGTTATGTTGCCAAGGCACTGGTGTTGGAACAGGAAAAAAACGTCTCCGCGCCCTTGCCGACTGGCACTTCAGCGGGGGCGATCGGTACTGCGAGGCTTGCGAAGGGCCGTGCCCGGACTGCCCGGCAAAAGTGAACCGCCCCCAGACTTTCGAGGGTGTGCAGATCTGGGACTTGGTTGGGCGGTTGGGCGGCCAGCTGCGCACCACACAGCAAATCATCCTCGGCTGGGACATGGGTGCAGCCCTCGCCATGGCGCGTGCCCTTGGCATCAACGGCCTCGTGGCGATGGAACTGCTGCCCGAGATCGAGGCGGTGATGGTCAAAAAAGTAAACGAACGGATTGGAGATCAGGATGTCCGATAAACGCGTCTTCGTGCGTCTCGCGGCCGTGGGCGGACGCCAGGTCAAGGCCGAGCTGCACGGCATTGGGGATGCAGGTACACGCGGGCTCGGTCGGCTGTCGCGCGAGGTCGATATTGCAAATGCACGCCTCGCGGCCTTCACCCGCCGGGCCAAGATCGCGGCAGCAGCGGCGGCGGCGGCCGTGGTCCTTGCGGGCGCAGCCATGATCCGCTCGGGTCTGCAAACCATCGACCAGACAGCCAAGCTGGCGCAGTCGCTGGATACAACCGTGGAAAGCCTGCAGGTTCTGGAGCGTGCCGCTGACCTCTCGGGCGTCTCCATGGGCAATGTCGAGCAGGCCACGGTGCAGCTGACACGACGTCTGAGCCAGGCAGCCGCAGGTGCTGGCCCTGCCGTCGATGCACTTGACCGCCTTGGTCTGTCTGTCAGCGCGCTGCAAAGCCTGCCGCTCGATCAGCGCATCGCATTGATCCAGGACCGGCTGGCGGAATTCGTGCCGGAGGCCGAGCGTGCCGCGGTCGCCTCGCAGCTCTTTGGCGACCGCGCCGCCCTCGTGTTTACGCGCATCGATACCGCCACGCTACGACAGGCCACCGCTGACGTGAATGATTTCGGCATTGTTGTCTCCGAACAGGACGCCGACCAGATTGAGCGCACCAATGATGCAATCTCACGGCTGGGCCTGATCTGGCGCGGCGTCTCGAACCAGCTGGCGGTTGCAGCCACCCCTGCGCTTGAGGCGGTGGCGGATGCTCTGGCTGTCATGGCGCGCACCACCGGCCCGCTTGGGGTGGCCATCAAGGGCCTCTTTGAGAACATCGGCCGGTTGACCACATACGCTGTGACCTTTGCAGGCGTGATGGCTGGCAGGTGGGTGGCAGGGCTTGTGGCCGCGACGTTCTCGGTCAGTGGACTGGTGACCGGTCTGGTTTTCCTGCGGGCCGCGTTGATCCGCACCGGCATCGGCGCACTGATCGTCGGCGCGGGCGAGCTGGTCTATCAGTTCACGCGCCTTGTCGCTGGTGCCGGTGGGTTCGGCAACGCCATGGACCTGCTGAAAGACGTGGCGGTCGAGGTCTGGGACCGGGTGTCGCTCAGCGCGGACGCGGCTTGGGCGCGTGTGGAATCCGGTTGGGCCACGGCGCAGGCTGGTATTTACGACGGGTTGCAATCAGCCACAGAGGCGGTGGTGGGCTGGGCAAACAGCACCGTCAAAACCTTTGAGGGCACGTTCCTTGCCGTGCAGGCAATCTGGGGCGCGCTGCCAGACGTGTTTGACCGCGTCGGGGCGCTTGCGATCAATGGCCTTGTCGAGGTGATGGAGACCGGGATCGCGGGCATCACGGAGGCGATCAACACCGTGCTGACCCTTGGCGGTCGGCGTCCCGATTGGGCCATCACTGCGCCAGATCTTTCCGCATGGCAATCGGTTGTTCCCGAAGCCGTCAACCTTGGGGACCGCGCGCGGGCAGCCTACGACAGCGCGTTCTCGGACAATCCATTCCAAACGCCTGATCTCTTCGGTGGCATGGCAGACGACGCGCGCGGCCGGGCGTCAGGGTATTCCGAGGCGGCGGGCATGCTCTCGGATGCAGCCTCGCGGCCAATGACTGCATGGCAGGCCCTCAAGGATGCCATTTCCGGCGCGGGCGATGAAGGTGCGGCGGCACTTGAAAGCGCTGCAACCTCGGCGGACCAATTCAACGAAGCACTCGCGGACACCGAAGAGCAGGCCGGGCGCGCAGGCGGCGCGGCAAAAAAGGCAGGTGAGGACGCAGCCAAGGGTGCAGAAGCAGCAGCGACCGGGTGGCAGGCGGTGGTAAATGCCGTCAGTGAATATGCCGACAAAGCGCGCGATGTCGGCGCGGACGTGGGCGGCGTGCTGGTTAGCGCGTTTCAAAGCGCGGAAGACGCGATCGGCAATTTCGTCAAGACCGGCAAGCTGGACTTCAAAGGCCTGGTCACCTCGATGATCGCAGACCTTGCCAAGCTGGGCGCGCGCAAATTCATCCTCGGCCCCATCGCTGATGCTCTTGGCGGTGCCTTGGGTGGGCTCGGTGAGATGTTTGCGGGCGTATTCCATCAGGGCGGTATCGTGGGCGGCCCTGCGCCATCGCGGATGGTTCCGGCCATGGCCTTTGCCAACGCACCGCGCATGCACAACGGCGGCTGGGCTGGCCTCAAATCCGACGAAGTACCCGCCATCCTGCAGCGCGGCGAGCGCGTGCTGTCGCGCAGAGAGTCCCACTCCTATGGCGACGGCAATGGTGGCGGTAATGGCAATGGCGGCGGCGCCGTCACGGTCAATATCATGACGCGGGACGCAGAGAGCTTCCGCCAGAGCCGCACGCAGGTCGCAGCCGATATGGCGCGCGCAGTCTCTATGGGCCGGAGGGGCATGTAATGGCGTTTCACGAGGTCCAGTTTCCCGACAACATCAGCCGTGGTGCGCGCGGCGGGCCGCAGCGGCGCACCCAGATTGTGGAGCTGGCTTCGGGCCGCGAGGAACGTAACGCCTCCTGGTCCGCCTCCCGGCGTCGTTACGATGTGTCCTATGGCGTGCGGCGCGCGGATGATCTGCACGCGGTGGTTGCCTTCTTCGAGGCACGCCTCGGGCGGCTTTATGGCTTCCGGTTCAAGGATTGGGCCGATTACAAATCCTGCGCCCCCTCGCAGCGCATCTCCGAGATGGATCAGCCCATCGGGATCGGTGACGGCACCACCACGACCTTCGCGCTGACCAAAGCCTACGGCACGGTGCCGCATGTCTATCAGCGGCGCATCGAGAAGCCGGTCGCCGGAACAATCCGCGTCGCGCTGAGCGGTGCCGAGCAGTTCAACGGCTGGTCGAGCGACCCCGTCACCGGGATCGTCACCTTTGAGGTCGCTCCGGATTCCGGCGTGACCATCACTGCAGGCTACCAGTTCGACGTGCCCGTCCGCTTCGACAGCGATCTCATGGACGTCACCCTCGATATCGAACACCTCGGCTCGATCACCTCAATCCCGCTCGTGGAAATCCGTCTCAGCTAAGGACCCCGCTCATGCAGACCTATACCGCCCTTGAACATCGCCCCGGCGATACGTCCCAGCTTTATGATCTCGGCGGTGGGCTTGTCACCCAGAACACCTTTGGCAAGGTGATCCGGCTCGATGCCAGCCAGCAGGTGACAGCACTGACCCCGGTGCCAATTGAGGCCGAGGAGCGCTACGCGTTTCGCACTGTGTTTCGGCGGGCCACAAACAGCCCAGACCCGTCCGACGACGCAATTGCCTGCGGCATCGACTGGCTGGCTGCGGATAAGACGGCACTCTCCACCACCACAGTCGAGACGATCCTCAACTTCAGCGCCGTGGATGGGCGGCGCGAGGTCCGCACCTCGGTCGTGGCCGAAGCCGAGGGTCCCTCCAGCGTGGTGGCCCCAATTGGCGCGCGCTACGCCGTGCCATGGGTGCGCACATTCGGGCTTGGACACGCCACCGACGTCGAAGTTTGCAGCCTCGAGCGGCTGCCCTTCGTCTCAGTGCCCGTCGCCCGCACCTTCTATGTCACCATGGATGGCAAGGACCTCAATGAGGGCAACTCGCTGACCTCGCCCCTCGCCAGTATTGCGGAAGGCCTCACGCGCGCCGCAGCAGTTGCCCAGCCCTGCGTGGTGATCGTGCAGCCCGGCGAATACCTCGTGCCCCCTGATACGGTGATCCCCGCCAATTGCGCCCTTTACGGCTATGATCTGCGCG